CCACAACGCTAGAATAAAGTATCTAGCGTCACAACCTTTGCTATGCGAACACACAACGCGTTCGCACTGTTAGATGAGCTGATCTCGTCCCTATCCTCCCGAGGGGAGGACAAGACGATGAAACTGAGCTTCGTCACTGAGTCCGATCTGGGCAAGCTGTCGCAAAAATTATGTTGCGAGTACGCTACCCAACTCGGGCTCTCTGAATCCCGTTCCTCTGTTTCGTCACGTTCACGACTACCAAAGTCCTTGGTACTTACTCCCGTCAGTTCCTTCCACGAAGCGCTTTACTTTACACGCGCCTATATGGAGGTTCTGTTCGATAGATTTCCCAAACTGGTAGTTCTTGGTCACGCGGCCTTCCTGCCGGTGCTTTTAGCATCGGCATCCTGGCCATCGGCAAAATTCGTTAAATACGCAAAATACTGTACTGCGTATCCGATGGCCCTTTTCCTCTCAAATCCCCTTCCGGCCACCCCGGAGGGGTTCCCAGGTAGTCCACTCTTTTCGGGCTACCTCAAGAAACTCCTGAAGAACCGGCTCTTAGGCCGAATCAAGAAGTCCAAGAACTCTCTGGACGCTCGATTTTTCTTCGGGATCCTCCAAGGGGTTAAGCGCGCTTGCGCGCCCGTGTCCAAGGTCTATGTTCAACAAAGTTACGTTGACCATCGTAATTCCTTAGACGCGCTTCCTCGCGGAAGCGATCCTGTGTTATCAATCATCGCTCGGGCGATGGACGGATTCCGACCTCCCCGACCTCGCCTATACGAACCTTCTTTGAGCGCCTCCTTTGAGGCCGCTCGTTCGTTCGGTGGCGGTCGGGGCCTCGTACAAGAGACAACTTTTGGACCCTACAGAGAACTAGTATCTGAGGGTCTCGTCAACATGTATGGGACGTCGGACCCGCTTAGACCTCAGTCCTTTCATGGACCGATTCTACCGAGCTTTGATGAGGCGGTTGACGCTGCCTCGCGAGAACCCACCAACGTGATGGTACACCCGATTCTTGAGCCACTGAAAGTTCGGCTCATTACTAAAGGTAACACCCTGCGTCAGTGGGTCGCTGGACACATGCAGAAGGCTCTCTGGGGGCACCTTCAAAAGTTCCCCCAGTTTGTCCTCACAGGAAGAACACTCGATCGGTTCGTCCTTTCCGATCTTCTGGAGCGGGAAACTCGCTTCTTCCCCAAGTACCCCCTGGCCCCTGCTAACCTCTTCGAGGACTGGGTCTCGGGTGACTACTCGGCTGCAACGGACACGCTCGACATCCGCCATACAAAGGCGGTGCTCGAGATGGCACTATTGCACGTCGACTGGTCGCCTAAGCACCAGGACGTTCTTCGGTCCGTTCTTTACGAGCAGACCATCGAATATCCTCAGGGAGCTGTCCCCAAGTTCCGCCAGCGGACCGGACAACTGATGGGCTCTGTCCTGTCATTTCCGGTCCTGTGTATCGTCAACCTTGTGACGTACTGGTCGGCCTTGGAGGAATACATAGGGGCTGAAGTCGAGATTGATGATCTCCCCGTCCTTGTTAACGGGGATGACATCCTATTCCGTGCGAACACGGGCTTCTACGAGATTTGGAAGCACAAGGCGAGGAGTGCCGGATTTGCCCTTTCCCTTGGCAAGAACTACATCCATCCGCGGTTTTTCACCGTAAATTCGGAGTTGTGGTACTGTCAGGGGGGGGACCCGAACACTCTCAAATTCCTTCCATTTCTCAACGTGGGTCTCCTGACTGGCCAATCAAAGATTACTGGCCGCCAGAATGCATCCCTGTTGCCTCTGTGGGATCTCTATAACCTCGTTCTACGAGGATCTATCGACCCCGTTCGTTCGCATCGCAGGTTCCTTCACTATCACAAGAGGTCCATTGCCCTTTTCACAAGTAACGGCCGCTACAACTTCGCGGCCCACAAGTGGAAGGGCGGACTTGGCTTTGAGTCCGGAAAATTTCCGGACCTGATGGCCTCGTCATGGGCTCCTAAGTTCACCAGGTTCCAAAGACAGATCGCGCATCTTGCCAAGCGCGCGGTCCACCGGAACCCGGCGACGCTCCG